TATACAGAAATTAGAATATTAGACCAAAAATCAAATGAAAGGTTCGATCCTAAAATAATTAAAAATGTAAAAATTACTGCTTATTGGGGGTTTAATGTTGTTCCAGACGCAATTAAACAAGCTACATTATTACAAGCTTCAAGAATATGGAAAAGAAAAGATAGTCCATTTTCAACTTATGGAAATACTGATATTGGAGAACAAGAATTATTTCAAAAATTCGATCCTGACGCTAAGAATATGCTAATGGGTTATAAAAAAAGAAGCCTATAATGGCTAATTTTGATGTTCAAATAACAGGATTTGATAAATTAAAAAGAAGAATAGATTTAGATAATTTATCAGCTAAACCATTAAGAACATTTTTTCGTGTATATGGACAAACGGTTAGACGAGAAGCGATCTCTATTGCACCAGAAGATACAGGTGCTTTAAAAAGAAGTATTCATCAAACACAAATTAAATCATTAGGTAGATTACCAGCAGGTGTAACTATTCGTGCAGATAGTCCAAAAGCAAGTTATGTTCACGGTGACCCCAAATATACACCAGGAATTAAAACTGCTAAAGCTGGACAATTACGATCGAAACCACACTTCCCACCATTAAAAAAATTAGCTAAGTGGGGACCAATAAAAGCTAATCCTGAATTATTATGGCCTGTAGCATTATCGATCGCAAATAAAGGAACACCATTAGTTCCATTTTTGTTTATTGCTGAAAGAAATACTAAAGTAGAAAGAAAAGCATTATTAGCAAATTGTGCTAATGATATAGAAAAAGAATACAGATTGAGTAAATAATATGGCTACATTAACACAAATAAGAAATGGAATTGGAACAAATATATCTAATAATATTTCAACATTATCAGTTTATAATTACACGCCTCATAGATCGGAACCACCTTTAATAATTGTAGGTGTATTAGATACTTTAGAATATGATACAACTATGCAAAGAGGTTCAGATACATATGTAATTCCGTGTAGATTATTAATAGCTAATGTTGACGCACAATTAAGTCAAGAAACTTTAGACGGTTATATAGCTTCAAGTGGTTCAAGTAGCATTAAACAAGCAATTGAAAGTGATGTAACATTGTCAGGCGTAGTAAGTTCTGTTAGAGTTACAGAAGCACGAGATTATGGAAGCTATACTTTAAATAATACAGAATTAATTGGCGTAGATTTTTTAGTTGAAGTGGTAGGATAGATTATTATGTTTTTAGCAAAAGTAAATTTAAAAGTTGGTAAAAAAGAAATAAAAGCTGGTGAAGTTTTTAAAGATAAACCTGCTAATTGGTTAATTGAACAAGGTTTAGTAGAAAAAGTAGATAAAAAATACCAAGAAAATAAATTACAAATGATCTCTAAACAGGAAGAAGAATAACTATGGGATATGGTAGAGGAAGCGGAAAACCAACTTCTCGTAGAAGAAGAAATAGGAACACCAGAAGGAATAGTAGATAATGGCTTTTAAACACGGTAAAGATACAGTTGTTTATTTTGGTAATACAGAATATTCATCTTATATAAATTCAGTAGATTTTTCACGATCGGCAGATGTTGCTGAAACAACAGTATTTGGTAAAAATAATAAAACTTATATAGTAGGCGTTAAAGACGGTGTAGCTACTATAAATGGTTTTTGGGACGCAACTATGGATAGTCAATTATCATCTATGCTAGGTTCAGCTTCAAATACATTATTAGTTATTGGAACAGGTGGTATTAGTGCTACTGACGGTTGTTCTTTTGGAAATATTAAATCAACTTCTTATGGGGAAAGTTCGCCTGTTGGAGATGTTGTTGCATTTAGCGTTGATATGCAATCAGATAACGGTTTATATAATGGATCGGTTTTAGAAAACGCAACTTATACTGTTACTGCTAGTGGAACTGCTAGAGATAATACAATATCATCTACAAACGGTGGTGCAGGATTTTTAATTGTTACAAGTGCAAGTGGAACAACACCAACAGCAGATATAAAAATAACACATTCTGCTGATGATGTAACTTATGCGGACTTAGTAACATTTACACAAGCAACAAGTGCTACAAGTGAAATAAAACAAGTAGCAAAAGGAACTACAGTTAATCGTTATTTAAAAGTAGAAGCAACAATTGGTGGTACTTCGCCAAGTTTTTCTGCTATAATCGGTTTCGGTAGAAATAATTAAAAAGGAGAAATACTTATGGCTTTTGTTCACGGAAAAGATAGTGTTTTTAAGATCGATAATGACGGTGGAACATTAACTGATATTTCTGCTTATGTTAATTCAGTGGACTTCCCACAGACAGTTGATGTAGCAGAAACCACAGTTCTTGGAAAAGACAACAAAACTTATATTGTTGGATTAAAGGACGCTACTTTATCAATAGCTGGTTTATGGGATAGTACGCTTGACGGAATTTTAGGCGTAGTTCTTGGTCAATCAGCAACATTATCATTTGAATATAGTCCAGAGGGTACAACCGCAGGAAATGTTAAATATACTGGAGAATGCATTCTTACAAGCTATTCAAAAAATAGTCCAGTAGGAGATGTTGTTTCTTATTCAGCAGATTTTCAAGTTTCTGACGCAGTAACTCGTGGAACTCATTAGTAATTAATAGATCGGACACACAATATGAGTAAAAGATTAACTAAAGATGATTTAGTAAAAATTCCTAATGTACCTACAGAAGAATTATTAATCGAAGAATGGGATAAAACTATATTAATACAGGGTATTAGTAAAAAAGTTCAAGTTGATTTAGGTAGATTAATCAATAAAGATAACGCAGACGCTTTTGATTATCAAAGAGAATTATTAAAAGCCTGCGTTATTGAACCTGAAATAGATGATGAATTAATTGATATTTTGTATAAAAAAGATAGCAAAGTTGTAGATAAAATCTTTTTAGCTATAAATAAATTAAATGGTGTTGGGGGTTCTGCTTCGGCAGAAGAATTTCAAAACTAATCCCGATCTCTTATTTCAATTTCGTCTTGCTAAAGAATTAGGAATGACACACGGCGAATTAATTACTAAAATGAGTGCATTAGAGTTTAGACAATGGGCTGAATTCTTTTTATATGAAAAACAAGAAAGAGATAAAGCACTAGCATTAGCACAGGCAGAAAGAAATAAAGGTAGATAATGGCTTTAGCAGATATTGCAATAAATATAGTTACTAAAGGTGCAACTTTAGCTAAAAACCAATTAAATAATTTAGGTCAAGCAGGGGATAAATCAGGAAAGCTTTTATCAGGTTTAGGTAAAGTAATGGCTGGAGCTTTAGCAGGTTCAGCGATCGGTTTAACTAAAGTATTATCAGACGCTACAAGAGAATTTATTGCTTTTGATGACGCTATGACGCAATCATTAGCAATTATGAACACAACAGAAGAACAACAATATGCTATGGCTACGGCTGCCAGACAAGTTGCTTCTGAAACTAGAATTACTGCTGAACAATCAGCAGAAGCATTTTTCTTTTTAGCTTCCGCAGGTTTAGACGCTGAACAATCTATTTCTGCTTTACCACAAGTTGCTAAATTTGCACAAGCAGGTATGTTTGATATGGCTACTGCTACCGATCTTGCAACAGACGCACAATCAGCTTTAGGATTAACAGTTCAAGACGCTCAACAAAACTTAGAAAATTTAACAAGAGTTACAGATGTTTTAGTGAAAGCAAACACATTAGCAAACGCTTCAGTTCAACAATTTTCAGAAGCATTAACAACTAAAGCAGGTGCGGCGTTGAAAGTTGTTAATAAAGATATAGAAGAAGGTGTTGCCGTATTAGCAGTATTTGCCGATCGAGGTGTTAAAGGTGCAGAAGCAGGCGAAAAGTTAAATCAAGTACTTAGAGATATTCCACGAGCAACTGCTAAAAATGGCGAAGAATTTGCAAAATTAGGATTAGAACTTTTTGATACAGAAGGCAATATGAAAAATGTTGCTGACATAATTGAAGAATTAGATAGAGTTCTTGGTCCAATGTCTGAT